TATTGACCCTACCCACGTCTGAGAACGATGACGTGTTTGATATGAGCGATTGCTCTGTTGAACACACAGCACACACGGCTCTATCGTCATCTTTGATAAACTCTGTTTTGTTTCCACACACGCACGGTGGAGGACTAGTTTTGATTGAGTTGTTTGTAGACCTTATCATGAATTCAAAATTTTTAAGGATTGTATACTCCTTTAATTTTTGAATAAATTCTTTTTTGACTTCATCTTTTTTGGCCGAGTGTTCCTTTAAATTTTTTCTATTTGAATTAAAGAATGGTATAACCATTGTTTGTTTATTCAAAGAATTATATTTTTCTATGATAGGTGCAACGTCTATAATAAAATACTTGAGATTTTCAAATTCCCGAATTTTAATGGTTAATTCTTCTCTTAAACAGGTAAGTCTATAAATTATACGATGCCGAAGGTTAAAATTACCATTTAATAACAAATTTACCTTTTTCAAGGTCTTTTCAAATCTTTCCAGATTAATGGTTTCTTCGATTATGAAACTTTGAATCTTTGAATTGAGCTCCAAGATATCCATATTTATCGTCATTCTTTATTATATACCAAATTTGTTTTATATTCAAATTTCAACGTAGTTGTGGTCCTTTTAAATCTTAAATAATAATAAAAATATTCTTATAAAGGGAGAAAAACAATCTAATTCGATCGTTCACGAAATTGAAACGAAAATTTAAAATAAATAAAAAAGATATAGTATGGAACACCTCAACCTTGAAAAAATAAAAAAAGGAATAATAGTGGGTCGGTACGAAAAAAGAACAATTGCCAAATTTAAGGTGAATTCTTCCACACTCAATAGATTTTTTGGGACGGAATGTACAAACACATCTCTTAACCTTATGTTGATTACATCTGACCATACAGTCTTACTGTTAGAGAGAACACAATCTTTTCATTTCACAAAGGTTGTGAAAGACCTTAAATTTAAAAGAATAAATTATAATCTACTGAAGACGTTATACACCACCGAATTGGAAAAAATAAAAACAATGATTAATTCGAACCACAACTTTGATAAAAATATTTTTTTTGGTTTAAAAGCACCAACGCCACCAATTTATATATTTCCGGGTGGTCACAGTCACAACAACGAATCTATAATTTTCACATTGATGCGAGAATTTAGGGAAGAAACGTCCATTAATATAAACTTGAAAGAGTTAAAGTTTAATCAATCATATTTTTTTAGTCTTGAGATAGAAGACTTGTTGGTTAACAAGGACTTTAAAAATTTAATTTTCCCAGTAAAGGTTAATATAACAAGTGTTGAATTGTTAAAACGGTTTAAGAAAACCAAGCATACAAACAACCCTACATTCGTCAATATTGACGAATGCAAAAATACCTATGAAGCTCTCATTAAAGTTCAAAAATTTATAGTAAATTAAAATTTTTAATGCTTTTTTGAAAGCATTAAAAATTAATATTTGAAAGTACAGTATCTTCTTGGTCAATCGAGTTTTCAAAAGTGCAGAAATTTGATTTTAAATTTAAAAAATAAAGTTAAATAAAGCTTACAATGGCTACTATTAAAGAGACTACCTCTACTATTGAAATTGTCGATTCTGACCAAGAATTGATTCTTCAATGTGCTACTATACAAAACTGCTTTGAGTCTTTGTCTCCTAAAAGAGACCAGCGATTCGAGACAGTTGAAACCAGTCTTTATCAAGACTTACCAGAAGATGAACTTCGTAAGATTCGTGGAACCATAATTGATAAAAAAACCAACCGGGTTGTTTGTAATGGTGGAGTTTTTCCTTATGAATACTCTGAAAACGACGAAAATAAATTTATGGAGAAGATGACCGAATTAAATCATAAACTTGAAGATATGGATGTTGGGTACTCTTTTGAAGGAACGGTTATTCGAATTTTTTATCATGGAAAATGGTACATTTCAACCCATAGAAAATTAGATTCCGGAAGGTCCAAATGGGGTTCAAACAATTCTTTTAAGGATTTATTTGAGAATGCTTTAAAGGAGAATTACAACCTGTATCTGAAAGACTTGTTCACTAGATTGAATTTAAGATGCCAATATACCTTTATGTTGATGGCTGATGAAAATACCCGTTTTGTATGCTCTCCTAAAGGTTTGAAAAAGGTGTATTTTCTTGGTTCAACAGATCCAGAAGACGCTTGTTTAAAAATTGATGGTTTACCCAAACCAAAATTTGAAGACATGACCATAACTTCCATTTTTGGCTTTGTGAAAGGTTTAAAGTATCCATTTGACTATCAAGGAATTCTATTGACTCATATTAGTGGGTCTCAATACCGGATTATGAACGAAGAATATATCAAACTTTTTAAGGTTCGAAACAACGAGCAAAGTATTCCATATAGATATCTTCAACTTAAAACTCAAAACAACCAGGAAATGATCGAGTTGCTAAAACAATTGTATCCGCAGTATATTTCTACCTTTAACCTACACGATGAAAACATTTCAAAACTTGTGGATCTAATCTTCCAGGAATACGATAAGAGAAAACAAAGGTCCCTTTTACCAGAAAATTTACAAACTGTTGTACAAATTGATCAACGAGTGTACCTCTTCATTAAAAATAAACTAATAAATAAAGGCATTGTCACTCCAGAAAAAATATTGGATTTGTTATTGCTCGAAGAAGCTTCAAATTTGAATAATATGATTAAAGTCGTAAAAATGATCAACAAACATGAAAAAGAAGCTCAAGAGTTGGTAATCGACTTGAGTAAAGTTGACCTTAACAAAACACCAAACAATCCAATTCCAGAATCCAGTACAAATGCACCTAAAAAGAAGCGAGTAAAGTACACAAAGGTTCCGAATGAGTTTACGTTTACATGTAGAAGAGAATTATTTTAAGTTGAAATAAACCATTACTACCAACCTTCCATATCCTTTTTCCCATCTTTCTTTTATGGCTTTAAAAGCCATTAAAGAAAAAAATGAAATTTTTAAATAAAAAAACTAATACAATAAAGATGGAAATGACTTCTATTTCGAAAATTAATCTATACTGTCAAAAATTAAAGTTGACCCCTCCATATTTTGAAACTTTAAAAAAACGTGGTGAAGATCACCATCCTACTTTCCAAGTCAGTTGTACATTTGAAAAGTGTGTTGAAATAGGTGAAGGTTCAAAATTAAAAATTGCTAAAGAAAACTCTGCGTTGAAAGTGGTGGAAATGCTTGAATTGGACCAAAAACTTCAAGAGCTAAATGAAGGAATTAAATACACCGTTGAATCCTATGGTGTACCATTAAAGGATATATACGAAGAGTGTAAAAACGAGTACATTTTAACCATAAAAAAGAAGGTTGGAGACTCGTCAAAGATTAAAAAATTTAAGGTTTGCATTATCCAAGAAATTGAATAACCTTAAGTCTAAAGGTGTCACTTTCGAGGGTAATAACATAGACTTGAATGCGAGTTAATAGAAGAAATGAAGGTCATCAATGACCAAAAATATGATGTTTAAATAATTAAGATTTTTAATGCTCAAAAAGAGCATTAAAAATTTATTTTCTTGTTAAAATTTTATCTGAATATCCACGGTACTCTTGACAACCAAATTTAAAGTTGTCTATTAATGGTGCCTTGTAGTAGAAAACACACTCTTTCCAATCGTTGGTATTGGTAGCATTTTGTATGTACAACGCCGTGTAGTCACCGGTGATGGTATCCATTATTTGTTCAAATAAATTAAAAGATGGTATGATACCAGCATAATTTTCATACAACCTCTTGCGTATGGCTACATTTGACTCTCTGAATATAAAGACTCCATCAATGTTTGATCTTATATGGGGTTTTACGTCAAGAGCGTACTGAAGTGAAACTATGTACAACATTTTCCAATGTCGGCCGTTCTTGAATAGACCAGGCTGTGGTGGTTTATTGAACACGCTAGGATCGTCCATACAATCGTCGACTATAAGCATTGTCCACGGGCACAACATATGCTGCCTGGCACCTTTTTGTCTAACGATACAGTTTGATAGAGCTTCAGGGTCATATTCATCAAAGATGTAAGCATCTGGTATAAACTCTTTATAAAACCCGGTCTCCGACTCTGTACCAGACATCGCTAAGGCGACCGGTATAATCTGACTCTTGTTGTAGAACAACGCTTTTATAAGTGTAGATTTGCCACTGCCAGGCTTACCTATGATAAAAATTTTAGACCCACCTTGGTTCGGGTCCATGTAGTTTCTAGGGTTAGGATTCAAGAGATCCAAGTCTAAAGGTATGATATTGATGGTATTGTCGTTGTCGGCGTTCATATTTATTATAGGGAAGATTTAACTGGTCTTGACATTTTCAGGTGCATTAAATTTATTAAGCTCAATATGTTTTAGTTGTACCATTCCTTTTTATAATTATTTTTTCAATTTTATAGTCAACGACAACCTTTTCAGAACTAACGCTTGAAGAGGTATCGGTAACCTTTGGAATTGAAAATTTGTTACGATATTGTTGTTTCTTACCAACAACCGTAGTCCATCCATTGTTTGTGCCTGGCTCCATTTATTACTCTCAAAATTTTACAGAGTAATAAATGTCGTATCTACTTTCCCCTGTCCTATACCTAGAGGCCGAGGATTTTAATAGTAACTTGAACCTTAAACATTTTAAAAATAAAACATGTGTCGTTATGGTTCAAGCAAACTTTTGCGGCTACTGTACCAGTGCCAAACCACACTTTCAAAAGTTTGCTGAAAAAAATAAACCAAACGTGGTCTGTTTGACCATAGAAGGAGACGATAATACACCTGAGACTGAAAAACTACTTAATATCGTCAAAAAATTAAAGCCGTCGTTTGGAGGGTTCCCAGACTACCTTTTATTTAAAAAGAATAAATTTGTTCAGAAAGAAATTAATGGTAGAACAGAGGAGGCGTTGGAAGAATTTATAAAATAATTTTTTATGGTTTTAATGATTGTTGCAATCATTAAAATTTTTAGATTTTGTCAATTTGTCTACAATTTTTAATAGTTGTTTTTTTTTGATCCATTCAGTCTCCTTACTTCTCCACTCGATATCCTTGTTTCGTAATCTTTGCATAAAAGTAATCTTGACCATTAATATTCTTTTTTGTTAGTACATTCCTTGGACGCTTCAAAAAACCATAAAATCCTTGAATTAAAAAATTAAAATCAATTTATTTTTAATGTTACAGTTATAGATTGATTTGAACTATCAACGACAATAGTTTTATTAGAGATTACGGCATCCTTCAACTCTTGAATCTCTTCGGAAGAATCTGTTTCTGTTGTATATTCACCATTATCTTCTTGTAACATATGTTTTACTAAAGGTTCGGTTACACCTGTTTCCTCTTCATCTTGCTCTTCATCTGTGGGAAGAGTTGTACTCGCTGTGGAAAGAGTGGTTACAACATCTGTTTCTTCTTCATCTTGTACTGTAGGAGTCGTATCGGTTACATTCGGAGTCGTACTCGCCGTGGGAAGAGTCGTATCGGTTACATTCAGAGTCGTACTCGCCGTGGGAAGAGTCGTATCGGTTACATTTGTTGTTTGGTAGCTGTACGCCATATTTAATCCAAATACTGTCGTTAGAATCAAGGTTAAAATTCCAGATAAAATAACCACGAATTTACAATATTTCGCCCATAAAGTATTTGGTCGTTTGGACTTATAATTAATTGATTTCTCGATATCTTGAGAGACCGGTGTATAAATTGACTTTGATACCATTTATTACTCTGCAAAATCTTAGTAATAAAAATAATTTGAAATTTTGTCACCAAAAAATTACATAAATAAATAATGGATCTACAATACTATAAACTGTTTAACAAAGAGACTTCTCAAGGAATTGTTGGTCTATTAAGACCTTTCAAGGATTCTTCTTCATCTAAAAGGTCATCCAAAGCTAAAAAATCACATTTTAAAATTTTCAGTATAGATAACCACAATATGTCACAGTCGGCAACCGATTACTTTTTTGTTGTGGATGAACCTTCTTACAAGATGTATGTTTTCAAAATTTCAAAAGATGTTAATACTCTGTTGGACCACGAATTTAAGATATCGAAAAGCTTGGAAGAGTTAAGCCCTTTTCTACCACATTTTAACAGGATTCTCGAGATCAAGAGAAATATAAAGTGTCTCTTACCTGAAAATAAAAAACAACGGAGTGGTGACTTTAATCCATTTATCAAGTACAACTGTATAAGGGATGTCTCCGTGATCGAATACATCCCTAGCAAGATGACACTTTTAAAATATCTTCAAGAGACTAGTTTTACTGGTTGTTCCGAAGCTTTAATTCATCAGCTAATCATAGCTTTGTTTGTGGCCCAACAAGAGGTTAATTTTACCCATTACGACCTTCACTTGGAAAATGTTTTGCTGAGAAGATGCTTAAAAAGAACCTTTTTCTGGTATAAATTTATGTACGAAGGAGCGTTGATCGAAAGATTAATATTTACCAATGGTTACTTTCCAGTTAT